CCGGGAACAACCTGAGCACAGGCACCATCACCGCGCTGACGGACACGGTAATGACGATCGGCGGCGCGTCGGGGCTGGTCAACGAGGTTGGCGCGACTACGGCTGTCGCATCGTCCCCGGCGACGACGCTGGACGTGTCCCACATCGTCCTCAACCAGGAGTGACGCCGCGGTGACCATCTACAAGGTTCCGGTTCGGCGCTCGGACGGCTCGATTGCGCACGTCGCAGTCGACGGCGGCGACACGCTGACCGTCCTTGACTCGGACGGAACTACGGAGATCACGGTCGACTTCGACCCTACGGGACTGCCGCCCACCGCGCGCCCGTTTGTGCTCGACAGCGACGGCGTAACCCGCATCTATCTCGACTGGGCAGAGGCCGTCTACAGCATGGACCTAACCACACTCACGCGCGTCAAGAGCACGCTCGGCGGCTTTTCAACGAGCGCATACGATTCGCTAATCGGGCAGATCATCTCCGACGTGTCGAGCCGCTTCGAGCGCTACATGCGTCGGCAGGTGTTGAGGACTACCAACACAAAGACGTTTCCGCTGGCGCAGCTTTCGACGGTCGTAACGCTCGACGCCGCGCCCGTCTCGTCGATTACGTCGATCAAGTACGCATCGCACCCGAGCGACTTCGCTGGAACCACGGCGATGAGTTCGGACCTGTACGTCCTGGAGGACTCGGCGGCGGGCCTTGTGCGCTTCCTGATCGAGATGCCGCTGAACGATCGTCGGCGTCCCGGTTACGTCCAGGTTGTCTACGTCGGCGGTATGGCTGACGACACGGCCGACTTCGTCGCGACCTATCCCGACATTGCGCGCGCAGCCGACATCCAGTGCGCCTACGAATACAACCGGCGCAACACTCCCGGCGGGAACGTCACGAGTGACGCCGGCTCGACCGCGTTCGACGAAGCGCTGGGGATGCTGGAGAGCTCGAAGCAGGCGCTCGCCGGCCATCGACGGGTGTTCCTGCGGTGAACGTCAACGCGCGAGTGGTCGACGATGGACTGCGCCGGATGCTCGGGCGCTTGCCCACGATCGTGGAGCGCGAGCTCGTCATCGCGTCCAAGCGCATGGGCGAGGAGCACGTTACGTCGATGGCGCAGCGGATGCGCGGCGACGGCGCGGGCCTCGTCAAGACTCGCACGGGGTTCCTGCGCGACCGATTCACGACGGAGACGCGGCAGGTCGGCGGGATCGGCGGGATTCGCACGCGCGTTTTCGTGGCGGGAGTCAAGTACGCCGACATCCAAGAGCGCGGCGGCATCATTCGCCCGAAGGCCAAGAAGTTCCTGACCGTCCCGCTGGACGCGACCAAGACGGCGTCGGGAACGATCAAGGGCAAGTATGCCGGCGGCGCTGGAGCCTACCGCGCGAGCGGAGCGGACACGTTCGTCTTCAAGTCGAAGAAGGGCGGGCTGTTCATTGCGGAGCGGACCGGCAAGAAGGGCAAGCTCGCGCTCCTCTGGAAGCTCGTCACTAGCGTCCGCATCCACGGCAACCTCGGCTGGTATCGCACTTGGCGGGAGAACGCCAGCCAACGCCGGTCGATCCTTGACGCGACCGCGCGTCGCATCGTCCAGCAAGCGAGGGGCGCGTGAGCACGCTGGCGCTACCGCTGGGCTTCGACATCGAGACGCGCGACGCACAGCGCGCCTATCAGTCAAGCGCGGCTGACGGCGCGGTGCTTCGGCGTCGCGTGTCCGAGCGCAAGCTGCGGCGCTGGCGGCTCAACTGGCCCGTCGCCCCGCGCGGCGTCTACGAACTCGTGCGCGAGGCGTGGGACGAAAACGGCGCAGTGCTCGCGATGGACTGGACCGACCCCGACGGTAACGCCGTGCGCGTCCGGTTCGCCGAGCGGCCCGATCTGTCGCTGTCGACGTACATGCACGCCTCGATCGCGCTGGAACTTGAGGAGGTTCTCTAGCCATGCCGTACCCGACAGGGACGCCGGTTGACGAGGCCATCCTCGACAACGTCAAGACGACGCTCGAAGGCATCGCCACGCCGAACTACCGCTACACGATCGCGCGAGTCGAGCGTATTCGGCCTACGGGAATGCTTGAGTTCCGCGAGTTCCCGCTGCTCTTGATCGGCGTGCCAACGATCACGTGGCGCGACAACGTCTCAAACCGGCTGACCGGCGATATGCGGCTGACCATTCGCGGCGTTGTCCTCGACCGGGAATCCGGCTTCGAGAGCGTCAACTGGCTTGCCGCCGACGTGCGCAAGGCTTTATTGGCGGACACGACGCGCGGCGGGCTTGCCTGCTGGACGCGGATCGAGAGCCAAGAGGCTGCGCTAGGAGTTGAGGAGGGCGGCGCTAACCCAAGCGTCGACCTCACCGTGCTGATTCACTTCCGCCACCTGTACGACGACCCCAACACCGCCACCTAGCCATGTCTGGATCACTCACCAATCGGCTTGTTCTCGCCGCCAAGATTGAGGACGTCCCCGGCACGCTGGACACGGGCGTCTACAGCGCTGCGAACGCGAAGCATCAGCTCATTGATGCGCGCATGGCGTTCGACTTCCCGACGTTCGACCGGCGCATCAAGCGCGAGACGCTGACGCCGGTTCCCGGCCTGAGCGGTCGGCAGGACGCCACGCTGACGTTCTCGATCGAAGAGGCCGGCCACAGCTCGTCGACCGAGCCGACGTGGTCTAAGTTCATGAAGGCGTGCGGCTACCGAGTCGAGACGCTCTACAAGGTCACAATTGGCGCAGTGACCGGCGGGCCGTTCCGTCACGGCGAGACGATCACGCAGACCGGGACCAGCGCGACGGCAAAGGTGTTCATGGACACCTACACCGGAACGACGACGCTTTACGTCTACGACGTCGTCGGATCAGAAAACAACTCGGGCGTCTGGACGGGCGGAACGTCTGGCGCGACCGCGACTCCGAGCACGGACGCGAATACCGCGGCGGGCTTCGGCTGGCGTCCGGTTGACTTCGACACGGTCACGGTCACCTACAGCGGCAATGACCCCGCGGTCGGTGAAGTGGTCACCGGCGGAACGTCGGGCGCGATCGGCGTCATTGAGACGATCAGCACCGGCGGATCTGGCGGTACGGCGAAGATCCGCGTTCGCAACGCCAAAATCTACAGCTCGGGCGAGACGCTGACGGCGAGCGCGACGAGCGGCATGGGCACGGCCTCGGCCATCGCGCAAGAGGACATGCCGACGCTGACCTGCGCTCTCTACGAAGACGGCAAGCGCAAGACCGCAATCGGGATGCGCGGCACGTTCACGCTGTCGGCGCGCGTCGGCGAGCCCGTCACGATGGGCTTCGAGTTCCGCGGCGCGTTCGGCGCGATTGCGGACACGTCGCAGCTGACCGGCATCACCTACGAAGACGAGATCCCGCCGACGATGCTCGGCGCGTCCGTCGAACTGCGCACCGAAGGCACCGCGGGCAGCTACGCAGCGCGCTTCTCGGCCATCACGCTCAACGCGAATAACACGCTGGCTTCGCGCGATGACGCATCGGCGTCCAGCGGCGTGCGCGAGTACATGATCGTTGGCCGATCGGGTTCCGGCAGCATCGACCCCGAGGCCGACCTCGAGGCGAGCTACCCGGCGATCACCAACTTCAAGGACAACAAGGTCGGCGCGCTCAAGTTCACGGTGGGCTCGACGCTGGGCAACCAGTTCGTCCATCAGGTGCCGGGCCTGCGCACGACGGGCGTGACCGTCGGAGACCGCAACGGCATCCGCACCGAAGAGCTCGCTTTCCAGATGACGGGCGGCTCGATGGCGAACGTTGGCGACTCGCCCAACGCGCGCAACGATCTGCTCATCGCCTACATCACCGCCTAGTACCCGCGGCACCGGAGGGCCGCAACGCATGGCAATCGCAGTCAACTACGCAAAGACGGTTCGCTACGTGGTCTCGCGCGAGCGCGCGCTTCCCAAGGAAAAGCAGACCGTCTACATCCTCAAGCCGCGTTCGATCGCAGGCGGCCGCGCGGTCGCTCAGGCGTTCAAGGAAAGCGGCTTCGACGCGATCATCGCGCAGCTTCGCTACACGCTCGCCGGCTGGGAAAACCTGCTCGAAGCGAACGGGCATCCGGCCGAGTTCAAAAAGGACCAGGCCGGGCTCGCGACGGAAGAGACTCTGTCGCGCATCCCCGAGAAGGACCGCGAGGAACTCGCCTTCTCGCCGGAGATCGAGCGCGCGCTGTCCGAGGCCGACGTGGGAAACTAAGGGCGGTCGCGCGTGGGCTTTGGGACGACACTGTCAAACCTCGCTGCCCGAGCTGCCACCGTGACCCGGCGCTCAGGGAAGAGTGGGGCTGCGACAAGCCTGCGCCGCGGCCGGTCCTTCGGATCACTTGCTCAAAGTGCCACGGCTCCTCGCGTGACTGCGAAGCCTGCGACGGCAAGGGCTTCGAGTTCTTGCGCCGCTGCCCGAACAGCCATGCGAGCGATGACGTGGCGGAAGCGCTATCTGGCTACCACATGCTCGAAAGCGGAATCCTGCCGAACGCTGGCGGATGGTCAGACCAGCCGGAGCTTTTCGCGCGCGCGTGCGACGTCATCAACGCCGAGCGATCGACAATCGAACGAGAGCGCCGCAAGCGCGAGGAAGCGATGAAGCGTGGCTGACGAAAAACTCATCATCGACGTATCCGTCCGCGACGAGCTGACGCCTGCGCTGCAAAAGGCCGACAAGGCTGTCGGCAACTTCGCTACGACGGCGAAGGCGGGGTTTGACCGGGTCGACGATTCGGCGTCGAAGCTCTCGGCTGGCGTGTCGAACGCCGGGGCGAGCATCGACGCGACGAAAAAGAAGGCGATCGACTTTGCCGACGCGGCGCGTCAGAAGTTTGAGGCGCTGGGCAAGGCCGCTATTGGAATCTTCGCAGCCGACGTACTGGCCAAGGCTCTAGGGTTCTCGTCCGCACTCGACGCCATCAGCAAGGCATCCGAGGTTGTCGCTGGCTCGATTTCCTCGGCGGCAAAGGAAGTTCTTGGGCTTGGGGCCGCGTACGAGCAGGCGCAGCGCGCGGCACTGCGGTTTGACGAAGCGGTCATCCGCGCGCGGGAAAACCGCGAGAAGGGGCAGGTCTCCAAGAGCCTTAGCTTCCAGTCGGCCAGTGGGGCCAAGCAAGGCGTAAACCTCGACCTGTCGCCGTTCCTTTCCCTCCCCGGCGATCAATTCGATGCCGCCGCGTTGGCGTTTGCCCAGGTGGAGGCGGAACTAACCGCCGTCGGGAACCAGATCAATAACGCGCTAAACGCCGCGCAGCCGCTTGGGCAGTTCGACATCAGCGATCCGCAAAAGCTGAGCGAGCTTCAATCGCAGTTCAACGCGATTGTCAGCCAGATTGACCGGCGCGTAATCGACGCCGTGAACGCTGCAGCGCGCAGTTCCGCGCAGAAGGCGGCGTTGTCGGTTGGCCAAGTGTTCGGGCCCGAAGCGCCTGCGGCGTTCGACATTCCGCGCGGCTTCCAGTTCATTGAGCCGCGGTTCTCGGCCGGCTCGGAGCAATTCGGCCCGCCGTCGCCCGAGGCGTTCAACCTCCCGAGCAACTTCCAGTTTATCCCCGGCGGCGGCGGATCATCGCGCGGCTCCGGCTCCACCTTCAGCGCCGAGTTCAACGCGGCCAACGCGCGCCGCCGTGCCGTCGCCGGCCGTGTCGCGCAGAATCGCCGCCGCGATCAATCGCAGTTCCTTCCGCTGGAGTTCACCGAAGCCGTTCAGCAAACGCAGCAAATCGCCAGTTTCGCCGAGCAGGCCGCACAGTCCTTCGACAACCTCGGCAACGCGATCCGTAGCAGCATCGGCGACCAAGTCGTCCTCGGCAGCTTCAACGCGCTCTCGAACTTCTTCGCGCAGGCGATCCAGGGGCAAGCGACGTTGCGCGACCTTGGGCGCTCGTTCGTCCAGCTCGGCGCTCAGATCCTTGCGCAACAAGCTGCGCTGCGCGTGCTTGGCTTCTTCGGCTTCGGTGGGGCTGCGGCCGGCGCTGGCGTCGGCGCGGCTGGAAGCGCTGGCGTTGCGGCTGGCGGTGCGGCGGGGTCCATCTCGCTGGGCAGCGGCGGCTTCTCCACGCTCGGCATACAAGGCGGCGGCCAGTCCTTCGCGGCATCGCGCGGCGCAGGAATCCAAGTTTCGCTGAGCGTCACGTCGCTCGATCCTCGCGGCGCGGCCGACGTGGTCCTGTCGCAGATGCCCGTGATTCAGCGCGCGCTTGCGTCCAGCATCAGCAACGGCAGCAGCCGGGCCCTTCGCGTCGCGGTCGGAAACGCCTAGGCATGACGCACGTCTGGCCTACCTCGGATGACTTCGCCGCGGGCTCTACGGCCTACGGCGACTGGCCGTCCGCGTACTTGAAGGCCGCGTGGTGGAGCGCCGCGAGCTTCGCGCATCCCGTTTCGTCCAGCTACACGAGCACCGTCAACGCTTCGGACTTGACGGATGCGTTCTCCAAGACGCAGGGTGCGGACGCGAGCTCGGCGACGCCTAGCACCGACCCGTCTGGATACCTCTGGCGTCAGCTCGAATCGAACGCCGAAGGCACCGTGCGTATGGCGTTCAACGTGCGCGTTCTCACCGGCGTTCCGCTCGTGAACAACGGAATGACGATCGGCATGGTGTGCGCCCGCGTGTCGGGTTCGACGTACACGAGCGCGACCAACTCGCACAGCGCAATCCAAAACGGCTACTTCTTCGGCTGGCTGGGCAACGGCTCTGGCCTTGGGTGCACGTGGTACTTGGTTCGCGTGAACAGCGGGACGCGGACGATCCTGCAATCGTCCACGTTCTCGACATCGTCGGTTCTATCGGCGTCGAACTTCGACGAGCTGTTCAAGTCACGCTCGGGCGAGGTCTACCTAACCGTTTCGGCTAGCGGCTCCGACGTTCGGCTGCGCGGAGGCTATCGACGCGGCGGCGACACGACGGACACGCAAGTCTTCGACGTGACGGACACCTCCGGCTCAAAGATCACGACCGCGGGGCGCTACGGCTTCGCAATGAACGGCGCGGTTACCGTGACGGGCGGCGACTTCGCGGCGCAGTGCTCGCGCTTCGAGGTTGTCGAAGGTTCTACGGTGCGCGTGCGTGACGAGTGGCAACGCGCGTTCCCGCTGTCGGCGTTGCAGTCGACGCCGAAGGCTGGCTTCACCGGTCGATCGCTGCTCCAGTCATGGTGCGGCGACTTCCACGGCGTCGCGGCCTACGATCAAAAGCTGTGGCGCTCGAAGGTCGGCGGCCTAACCGATCGCATCAACGTCAAGCCCGACACGGAACCGACGGGCAACGCGACAACGCTGCGCGGTTCGTACATGCCGTCGCAGAGGCGCGCGACCGATCGCCGCTCGCAAAATCGCACGATCACGTTTCGGTTCTCGTCGCTCCAGCAAGGCGGGGCGGCTGGCACAACGAACCCCACTGCGGAGCGTGCGGTAGGTATCAGCCTGCGCGGCTCGATGAGCCTTGAGCCCGCGGTTACGAACACGGGTAACTTCGTCGGCTACTCGGCCGTTGTCCGCATCAACGACGGCGCGGGAACGGCGGTCGCGCAGCTGTACCGATTCACGCCGTCGCAAACGCTGCTCGCGGACAAGGTCGTAACGGCTGCGGTCGACACCGACTACACGCTGCGCTTCGACGCCTACAACCTGCTCGATGCGTCGTCGAACAACACGGGCGCTGTCGTCATGCGCGTCTACCTCGGCGGCGCGCAGATCGTGTTCGACGCCGTCGACCCGAACGTCACGGTCACCGCGGCGGGGAACGTCATCGACGGCACAAGCTCGCGCATCGTCGAAGGCTCGCTGGAGTGCCTGAACATCTTCACGGTCAACGGCGACAAGACGACGTTCGTAGACACGTGGACTGAGAGCACGCTGACCAACGCGAGCGGAACGGCGGCGAGCGCGCAGGCTTCGATTGCTGTCGCCGGCGAGGCTGACAACGACTCGGGCCAGACGTTCACGGTTCCCTATGACTGGGGCGTCGAAGAGATCGCCGGCCAAATGTACGTCACCGTCCCGTTCGAGAGCGGACACCGAAACAACCGCAACGCGCACACGGCGGGCCGACGCCGCTGGAAGATCCGCGCGGGCGCGATTACCGAGGACGAGCGCGACGACCTGCTCACGTTTTGGGACGCGCACAACGGCTGCGAAAAGGCTTTTACGTTCGCCCCGCCGTACGGTGGAGCGTCGGTCAAAGCCCACTTCGCAGACGACACCCTCGGTTCGACGCTGCGGGATCGCGGCGTGTTCGCGTACGAAATCGAGATCGAGGAGCTGTTCGCATGACGCGCGAGCTAACGCCGCAGCTAACCGAGGAAGCGGGCAAACTCCGCAGCGCGTCGCCGTGGATTTGGCTTCTCGAAGTCGAAGTGCCGACGAGCCCGCCCACGCGCTACCGATTCGCCGCGAACCCCGAGGCGATCGTGTTCGACGGGCAGACCTACTCGCCGTTCCCGATGCGCGTCGGCGAGGTTAGGCAATCGGCCGATGGCGATATCCCGACGATCGAGGTGACCATCGACAACGCGGCGCTGGTCATTGGCCACGCGGTCGACCAGTACGACGGACTGACCGGGCAGCCGGCGAAGCTCATCCTCGTGAACGCCGCAGACCTTGGGAACCCGGCAAGCCGCATTGAAGAGAGCGGCGAGGTGCAATCGGTCAGCGTGTCCGCGCGCAGTGTGCAGGTCCAGCTTTCGGCCTTCTCGCTGTACCGATTGCGCATCCCGGCTAGCCGCTACGTTTCGCGTGGCTGTCGCTGGCAGTTCGCTTCGGCCGAGTGCGGCTACGAAATCCCATCGGGCGCAACGAACGCCGTGGGCGGCGGCTTCAACTTCTGCCGCAAGTCGCTGGCAGCGTGCCGCGAGCGCGGCGAGGACGAGGAGGCGCGAACCGTCACGGTCCTTCACCCGAAGCGTTTCGGCGGCGCTCCCGGCATACCGCGCCAAGGGGGCTCGATTTGAGCCTCCAGGATCTAGTTGGCCTGCCCTATCGCAAAGGCGCGCGCGGTCCGCTCGAGTTCGACTGCGCCGGAATCGTGCTCGAAGTCATGGGCCGCTTGGGCTTCGTCGGCGTCACGCTTGAGCCCGACAAGTGGCGCGAGAGCGGCAAGGAAGTGACGTGCGCCAGACTACCCGGCGACGTGGCGCTGTCTCGCTCGGACGATGGGACGCTGGGAGTCTCGGTCCTTGTCGAATCAAGCCCGCCGCTGTTCATGACCGCATTTCCCGACCGCGGCGTGTCCTTCGTCGGCGCGCGTGCGCTGTCCGCAGGCGTGGTCGCTGTGTATAGGTGGCAGCCGTGATTCGCGTCGCCTACCTGCCGAATCCGTTCGACGCTTCCAGTGTCGAGCTCGAGCTTGTGGCGTGGCGCGACGGCCTGACGGTCGACGATGCAATCCCGCCGCGGCTGACTCGGCGCGATGCGCTGACGGTGCGCGTCAATGGCGAGCCCGCGGAGCTTGGCGACGCTGTACCTGACGGCGCTGCGCTGACGGTCGCGGCGATGCCGACGGACCCGCTGACGGGAACGCTGCTTGGTAGTGCGCTCAACTCGCTTTCGACGTGGTGGGCGGCGCAGCATTGGGGCGTGCAACTGGCCATCGGCTTGGCCGGCGCAAACATCGCCTCGCGGCTGCTCGCGCCGTCCCCCTCGGGCCGACGCCGCGGCGACGAAGAGAGCCCCACCTACGGCTTCAGCGGGCCGGGCAACATCCGCGTCGAAGGCCAGCCTATCCCGATCGTCTACGGCCGCTTTCGCGTGGCTGGAACGGTCCTGAACGAGTTCGTTCGCACGCTAAGCGCGCCGCCGCAAGCGGACTACTACGCGCTGATTTCGTTCGGCGAGGGGCCCGTCAGCAAGATTGCTGGCGAGACCGCGGACACCGTTCGAGGCCAGCCGATCGTCACCGGCGGCGCGTTCCCGACTGGAATCCAGATCAACGGGATCGACGCCAAGGAGCTGGACGATGTCGCCATCGCCGTTCGCATGGGCTCGATTGAGCAGGACGTGGTCTCGGATGACACGCTTCTATTCGAGTCGACCGAGCAGGGCGCGGCCATCGGATCGGCGCTGCCGAGCGTTGAAACGTCGGCCGAGTCCAACGCGACGCTGGCCTTTGACCAGACCAACTACACGGCGGCCGCGGCGAATACGCACTTCACGGACTACGGCGTCGCCTACTCGTTCACGTCGGAGTTCGACGCCTTCCGCGCGCTGGTCAACTTCACGGGCGGCTTGTTCCGCCTGAACAGCAGCGGCGGCTCGGCGCAGTCAACCGCGGTCTTTGCGCTGCGCTACATCGAGCTCGATGGCAGCGGCGTACCGATCGCCAGCGGTGGGCCAGACGGCGACGGCTACGTGCGCCTCCCGCCGCAGACGTTCGTTGCCGCGCAGCGCTCGCCGTTCACGCTGGAGCTTGCGAGCACGTTCTACGACCCGCAGACGTTCAGCTATCCGGCCGGCGGCCGCGCTCTCGTCCTTGACGGCTCGAACGATTTCGCGCGCAACACGACCCCCACCATCCCGACGCAGTGGCAGTCGGCTGGCGCGGACGTGGGCGCGATGTCCTTTACCGCGTGGTTCCAGATCCCTTCGATCGCGAACCAAGAGAAGCGCGTCCTGTGGCGCTGGACGGACGGCTCCACGCGCGGAATCCGCGTCGACTATGAGCAGGTGTTCGTCGGCCTCGGCAGCGGGCCGGGCGGCGGCTACCTGCGGCTCCTCGTCCGCATTGGCAACGGCTCGTCGATCACGACCTACACGCAAACCGCTACGAAGTCGATCGTCGACCAGTTCGGGCAGTGGGTGCAGCTCGGGTTCAGCTACGCCGAGACCTCTACGGGCGGCACGCTCTCGTTCATTCAGAATGGCGCGATTCGCCAGACCGTCGCGTGCGTCGCCATGAAGTCGCCGGGCAGCGGCACCGACTTTGAGATCGGTCAAGGCGTTGGCGGCGTCGGATTCCTGCAAGGGTCCGTCGATGAGTTCGAGTGGCGCTCGTCGTCGCTCGCGGCCGGCCAAATCTCGGAGCGCTGGGCGGGCGGTCAAGGAAAGTTCCTGACGGCCGACACGCAGACCGTTGGCCTGTGGCACTTCGATACGACGGGCTCGTCGACGGCGGCCGACTCTTCGAGCTTCGCGAACACGCTGTCACTTGTGAACGGCGCGAACGTGCCGAGCGCGATCAACGGCAAGGTGTTCGCCGCGGCACCGTCAAGCGCGACGCCCAAGCGCGGCCGCTACAAGGTCGAGCTCGTGCGCGTCAACGAAGACAGTACGGCGGTGACGGTTCAAGACGACGCCGTGTTCTCCGAGGTCTATGGCGTCACGTTCGAGGAGTACAGCTACCCGCGGACGCCGATCCTTGCGCTTCGCGTGCGCGCGTCCGAGCAGATCAACAGCGCCAAGCCCACAGTTACCACGCTCGTCGAAGGCCGGCTGTGCAAGATTTGGGACGGCATCTCGCAGACGACGCCCGACTTCTACGAATCGTGGACGCGAAACCCGGCGTGGATCGCGCTCGACTTGATCCTGAGCGAGCGCTACGGCATGGGCTCGCAGTATCAGGCAAAGGACGTCGACCTCGCGTCAGTCCAAGCGCTTGCCGAGTACGCGGACGAGAAGGTCTACGACCATCAGGGCCAGCTTGAGGCGACGGCCGATTGGACCGACGCCGTCTACACCGGCACGTCAGGCGTCGGGACGATCACGTTCGAGTTCACCGCGGGCGGCTACGCGAAGATCCGCTGGACGGTCGGCGATTGCATCGGCGTCAGCGGTGCGCCCGTGGTCAGCGAGGACATCAACAGCGCGGACCTGGAAGGCTACGAAATCACGGCGATGGACTCGGCCGCTCGCACGGTCACCGTCGCGGTGTCACTGCCGGGCGACCCGTGGACCAGCGGAACCGACCTTTCGGCGTCCGCTACGGTCACTGGAACGCTCGAAGGGCGCGAGCCGCGGTACACGTTCGATGCCGTCATCGACACGGCGCGCGGCGCGTGGGAACAGCTCCTAGACGTGCTGGCGACTGCGCGCGCTGTCCCTGTGCGCGAAGGCAAGCGCATCCGGTTCAAGTACGAGCACCCGCGGTCGGCTGTCGACATCATCGGGCAGGCGTCGATCGTGCCTGAATCGTTCGTCGTCAGCTACGGCGGGCGCAGCAGCCGGCCGAACAGCCTGACGGTCGAGTTCCACGACGAGGATTTGAACTACGACCGCGTTAGCTCGCTGCTCGACCATCCGAGCATTCAGGGCGTCACGACGCTCGACAAGGTCCGCACTGACTCAATCTTCCTGTGGGGCGTCACGCGGCGCAGTCAGGCGATGCGGCACGCGGCGTTCTTGCTCAACACGAACGACCTGCTTGTGCGCGAGGGTCGCTTCGAGTGCAGTGTCG